CGCGCTCTCTTATTTAATATCATGTTACCAAATGGTGCATGCTTTTGGCGTCTACCTATATCAGCGTTTTTTCAAGAAAAATTTGACAGAAAAGACGTATCAGATATCGCAATCGACAATCTTCAATTATGGAATTGCTTTAGTTATTATCCTAGTGTTCATTGCTTTAGTTTTTTAAGAGGCAAACGAGGTAAATACTTTGGTAAAGATAAAATAAATTATCCATTTGAATATTTATTTACTATTGACTGGGGACACCCAGATAGTAATATACTAGATACTGAGCATTCTGAGATTCCTGCGGAACACAAGTGTGCTCACATACTTGCTTTAGATAATGGCAACTATGCAGCGCAACCCAATAATAGAATATTGTGGGATGCCCCAAATTACACTACTGATAGAGAAGTGCCTGATTACAGCGTCCAAACTACAAAATGGAATGTAGAGAATAAAGATTGGTTGACTGAAGATAGTAATAAAATGTTTTATACAACAGAGGATAAAAAATGAGTTTAAATATATGTATGGATTGTAACTTTGAGAAAAAAAAGTGTCAGTGCGTTGTTGAAGAAATTATAGTTAAAATCTCTTGGTGGAAGAGAATTTTAAATTGGTTTAAATAATGAATCTAGTAGATTTATTAAAAAAGAATATCGTAATGGTTCCGGTTGTGGCGTCAGTCCTAGTCGGAACTTTTACGGGTGTTCG